AGTATGTTAATTACATTAGTAGATGTTTCAACCCCGCAGGTCACTAAGACTGCTAAGGGTCAATATCAAGCAATTGAGGTAAGTTATAAAAACGAGCAAGGTCAGATTCAAGGTAAGAAACTTATGTCTTTTAGTAACCCTACAGTCTTTAAGGCTATTCAGGAGTTTGCTAAAGGGGATGTTCTTAGCGTTGAAGCTAGTAAAGATGATCAAGGCTATTGGCAATGGAAGTCTGTACAAAAGTCTGATGGTACAGAACCTGTTAAAACTTCAGCACCTGCAGCATCTGGTGGTCGAGTTACAGGAAGTAATTATGAAACACCTGAAGAAAGAGCTAAACGACAAGTTTATATTGTTCGTCAAAGTTCAATCTCAAGTGCTATTGACTTACTTAAATCCAATGGTAATGATGTAAAAGTAGAGAATGTACTATCAGTCGCTAAGCAATTAGAAGCTTTTGTGTTTGGTAACGAATCTTCTGATACACCTAGCTAATGACAACGGCACTTTTAGATGGTGATATATTTGCATTTAGAGTAGCTTGTACTACAGAGAATGATGCTGATGGTATTGCCATCTATCGTGTTAATGAAATGATTGAACAGTGTTTGGCTGAGGTGGATGCAGATGAGTATAAAATATTCTTAACCTCCAAAGATAATTTCCGTAAAAAGATTTATCCTGAATATAAAGCTAATCGTAAAACTCCACCCCCTAAACATTTAATATTTTTAAAGGATTATTTAATCAATGATTGGAATGCTATTGAAGCACATGGAATGGAAGCTGATGACTATTTGGCTATACATCAGAATGACGATACTGTCATTTGCTCTATCGACAAGGATCTATTACAAGTTGCTGGTAAACACTATAACTTTGTCAAGAAACAAGCAAGTGAAGTGGAAGAATTTGAAGGGCTAAAAAGATTTTATTTACAACTTTTAACAGGTGATAATTCAGATAACATCAAAGGTATTGAAGGAATTGGACCTGTTAAGGGAAGTAAAGCTCTTATGTTTTGTGAGACAGAAAAAGAAATGTTTGATGTGGTTCGTGGTATGTACAACAATGATGACTGGTTATTAATGAATGGCCGTTGTCTATGGATATTAAGAAGTCTAGATGATGACTGGACTAAACACTATGAAAGGTTACTAAATGAGCAAAGGTAATTCACCAGCATTCCCATGTCAAGATAATAAGAAGCAAATCTGGACAGGTATGAACCTTAGGGACTACTTTGCATTGGAAGCTATGAGTGCCATTATAGAGTCTGCTGCTATGGTTAAATTAGATGAAGTTCCTAAAAAAGCTTACAAATTAGCTGATATGATGCTTGAAGAACGTGAGAACTACAAGTAATGGATTGGACTGAAGGAAGACGAAAATCATTTATAACAAGTGTATTAAGAAGTGGTTATCGAAGATGGCCTCCCAAATATGAAACCCTTAAACAAGCACAGTCAGGAAAGAAAGAGAATGCAAAGACTAAACGAATTGCAATGCACTACACATGCAATTCCTGTAAAGAAGACTACCCTGCTAAAGAAGTTCAAGTTGATCATATTGAACCTGTTGTCGATTCTAAGGGGTTTAGTACTTGGGATCTATTTATTGAGAGGTTGTATTGTGAAAAAGAAAACCTCCAAGTCTTATGTAAATCGTGCCATTCAGAGAAAACATTAATAGAAAAGAAAGAGAGAACAGGTGCAAGTAAAAAGCCTAAAGCAAGTAGAAAACGATAAGTTTGATCTTATCTTAGAAGTTAATGAAGAAGAGGCTAATTTCTTTACACAAATAGCTCTAGACTACCTTGTAAACACTATAAGAATTATTAGAGAGAATAAAGACGCTGACAGAGATATACTTAGTCAAATACCTGATGAGGAGTTTATTAGGGCATGAGTAGGAATGAAATAACTGGAGATCGACTTATAAACAAAACCCTTACTAAAGAAGGCGAAGAGAATTGGGATATGATATTTGGTAAGAAGGTAGAGAGTCCTTGTATTAGTGTTTGTAAATTAATTAATGAGGTATGTAAAGGTTGTAAAAGAACTACCGAAGAAGTAACAGAATGGTATAATTATAGTAATAAACAAAAACAACAAGTACTAGATAGAATTAAGGAGTTAAAATGAGTAAAATATTATTATTAGATATTGAAATGGCTCCGAATGTAGCACATGTATGGGGTATTTGGGATCAGAACATTGGTATCAATCAACTAAGAGAAAGTTCTTATGTCATGTGTTTTGCTGCAAAATGGCTAGGTGATAAAAAGATGATGTTTGACTCTGTTAAAAAGAGTGGTGACAAGAAAATGTTAGCTGGCATACATAAGCTTCTTGACGAAGCGGATGCGGTCATCCACTATAATGGGAAGCGGTTTGATATACCATCACTTAATAAAGAGTTTTTATTGCATGGTATGTTTCCTCCAGCACCTTTTAAAGAGATTGACTTATTGACAGTTGCTAAAGGTAGATTTAGATTTGTATCTAATAAACTAGACTATGTAGCACAGTCATTAGGTTTAGGTAAGAAAACAGAGCACAGTGGTCATGAGTTATGGGTACAATGTATGGCAGGTGTTCCAAAAGCATGGAAGCTTATGGAGGAGTATAATAAGAATGACGTAATCCTTTTAGAAGCCGTGTATGAACGCTTTAAGCCATGGATTAAGAATCATCTTAATCACAATATTATTGATGGTACTACTGAATGTTGTCCTACATGTAAGTCTTCTAACATACAAAAAAGAGGCTTTAACATTACAACAACAAGTAAGTATCAAAGATATCAATGTAGAGCCTGTGGTAATTGGTTTAGAGATGGTACAAATCTTAAACCTAAAGGGTCGCAAAAGCTTGTCAATATTTAGGAGACTTTATGAAAGATCATGATATACCTGTGTGGGATTTAGTAAGAGCTGATATTGACTTTAGAGATAGAGTTGGTACCAAAACTTATAAAAGACCTTTAACACCTTTTAATGGTAAAGATGCTTTATGGGAAGCCTATGAAGAAGCTTTAGATTTAGTAGTCTATTTAAGACAATTTATATATGAACAAGATATTAATAAAGGTTATAGTCCTGAACCTAATAAAAATAAAACTGAAAGCGTAGGAAATTAAGATGTTGACTTTAGAAGAGCTTAAACAAAAGCTTGCCGAACGACTAGATGAAATTACTCTTCTAGAGTTGCTAAGTATTAATTCCTATGATATAGTGGAAAGGTTTGAAGACTTTATTGAAAACAATTACGATAGACTAATGAAAGAAATTGAAGATGAATACGACATTAACGAATTACAGTAAATTTATACATAAGAGTCGCTATGCTAGATACATAGATGACCAAGGAAGAAGAGAGTCTTGGGAGGAAACTGTTGATCGTTTAATCTCTTATCTAAAGACTAAAACAGAATCTAAATCAATACCTTGGGAAGATTTACAAAAGTCAATTATTAACTTAGAAGTAATGCCTTCTATGCGTCTATTAATGACTGCTGGTGATGCTGTAGAACGAGATAACATTGCAGCTTATAACTGTTCTTATCTTGCTATAAATAATAAGAGAGCATTTTCTGAAGCTCTTTACATACTAATGAATGGTACTGGTGTTGGATTCTCATGTGAAAGACAAGAGATTGACAAACTACCTATTATACCTAGTTCCTTTAAGGAGGTTGACGATGTCATTGTGGTCGGAGATAGTAAATTGGGTTGGGCAAAAGCATTCAAGAAGTTATTGTCCAGTTTGTGGGAAGGAGATGTCCCTAAAATCGATTACTCTAAGGTCAGGCCGTCGGGTGCGAGACTCAAAACTTTCGGAGGCAGGGCTTCGGGTCCAGATCCATTGCGAAAACTGTTTAATTTCACGGTGGCAACATGCAAGGAAGCTGCGGGACGTAAGTTAAACTCTTTAGAAGTACATGATATTATGTGTATGATTGGTGAGATTGTGGTAGTAGGTGGTGTAAGACGATCTGCCTTAATCTCATTATCTAACTTAACAGATAAAAGGATGAGAGATGCAAAAACAGGGGCATGGTATAACGATTTCCCTTACAGAGGACTTGCCAACAACAGTGTGGCCTATACTGAACGACCCGATAGTGAAACTTTCATGGAAGAATGGCTCGCTTTGGTTAAATCAAAGTCAGGTGAACGAGGAATATTTAATCGTATTGCTTCTCAGAGTCAAGCAGGAAGATGGGGCAGAAGAGATACAACTCTCAGCTACGGAACCAATCCATGTTCAGAAATTATCCTCCGTGATAAACAGTTCTGCAATCTTACGGAAGTGGTTGTACGGGCTAACGATACCGAATCTACCTTGGCTCA